AGCGAGAACCATTTGCATAACAAGCAACGTTCCATGGGATAAATGGTATGATTGGAAAAACACAGATGTAAAAGACGCATTCTTAAGAAGAATCGATGATTTTATTGATTTAAATAAAACAGATTAAGGGTTAACACCAATATTAAGAGCAGCAACAGACACATTAGCTTGAGGTACACGGACCTTATAATCCACATTCCAATTCATATTGAGAGTAACAGAGGCAGAATTAACAGTATTATTAGGAAAACCTTTAAAAATAACAAAATAACCTTCAGTATATTTAGCTAAACAACCCATAGTACGACCAGGGGCAAGAGTAGAAGAAAGATCACCAAAGGTATGTTCTTGACGATTAATAGTATATTCACGTCTATCACGAAGTTGCAAATCTACATTACTATTTGCACTCAAACGAAAATGACGAATATTCTTTATGATAAAATGACGACATAACAAAGATGAGTCAAACATTCCATTAGTATTATCTGTATCAGTCAAAGGCACAGTATTAGCCTTAACTATATTGCCATTACCATTATAACCAGCAGCCTTTTCAGCAATACCTTCTTGGTATAAATATTGAGCAGTTCCAACAAAATCCCTACGGCACCACAAATGAGCAACTGTAACATAAACAACAGATCCATTTTGAGAAGAGGAATTTATTAATAAATTTCCAGTAGCATTAGTAAATGTTAGAGTTTCATCAAGAGCAGTTAAAAGATTAGTAGTATTAGTAGCAATAGGATAGTAATGATAATGCATCTGTTCCAGTTGTGAATGTAAAGCAGAATCAGTAGCATCAACAGCATAATTAGTACCTCTCATATTACCACTGTATAAAGGAAAAAAAGCATAATTTATTGTGTCGACAGCAGCAGTAAGGCGATAAATAAAGTCGAAGCGATAAACATTCTCAGGCAAAGTTGAGGATATAACCTTTAAAATACCTTGACGACGAGACCTAACACGAGCCTTAAGACGACGAGGAGCAGGACGACGTCTATAAACCCATTGAGCATCGTGTTGAAATGTAAGTGCAGGAGCATCAACAGCAGTACGCTTACGCATACGAGACTTTACAAGGGACCTAGCACCCTTGAAAGCAAAACGAAGAGCAAGACGCTTGCCAGTACTAGAAGCATTAGACAAACGAAGACGTTTTCTTGGACGTTGCATTCTTTACGAGCGTGGGAAAATTCCGGTACAAATCCCATAATTTTTTTAAAAAAAACTTTATTTATAAATAACAAGCTTAAATACCAAAAGTACACGAAGTGACGGGTAATACTAGCCGTCACATGTTCAGTAAATTTTGGTGCTTTACGCTAAACAATCCAAAAGGTAAGTTATGACATTCTCCATCACATCAACCCCCCTAAACCCTTAGGGGGGGATTGATGTTCTGTTCGAATTCTTCATCGTATAATAGGCAACACAAAGGAAGAATTCGAGAAGGAGCTAAATCTACAAGATTATACATATTACACGTTCCAGCTAGAACAAGGAGAGAATGGTACAAGACATTTGCAAGGATATATTGAGTTCAGAACTCGAAGAAAGCTTGCTACTATTAAGAAACTTAATGAAAGAATCCATTGGGAAGCTAGACTTGGTACGAGAGATCAGGCAATTACTTATTGTAACAAAGATGAGACAAGAATATGTGGACCTTTCGTGGGAGGAGAGCTACAACCACTCAATCAAGGACGTAGATCGGACCTTGAATCCATACGTGAGAAGCTTAACGGAAAGCAGTCGCTTAAAACAATTGCAGATGAGCATTTCGGGGACTTTGTCAGATATCACAGAGGATTTAGAGAATACAAAATTCTGTGTGGTGTGTCACAAAGAACATGGAAAACTCACGTGGTCGTTCTTACTGGAAGAACTGGAATCGGAAAATCCAGATATTGTCAGGAAACTTATCCAAATGCATTCTGGAAAAGAAAAGGAGAATGGTGGGACGGATATGACGGACACGAACATGTCGTCATCGATGAGTTCTACGGATGGCTCCCAATCGACACAATGCTCAGAATCATGGACAGATACCCACTCATGGTTGACACCAAAGGGTCAGCGGTTAATTTCGAAGCGAGAACCATTTGCATAACAAGCAACGTTCCATGGGATAAATGGTATGATTGGAAAAACACAGATGTAAAAGACGCATTCTTAAGAAGAATCGATGATTTTATTGATTTAAATAAAACA